ACCCACAATAACAAAATGCTGTGCAGTCTTCTCAATGTAATTACCATTTGGTAATCTATCTTTGAAGTCAGCACCTCTAGTTGTTTTTGAAAGTATATCACTTGAAGAAGGATAAATGTTTACCGGAGCACCTGATCCATCCTTACCTCTGTCTTTCCATTCAACATACTCTAGTTTGTAGTAACAAGGTATAACTTGAATACCTTTCTCACCATCAAACAAATCACCTGTAACTGTATTATAGATCATGCCAGGTGATGCTCCTTCGACATACTTACCGTCTCGTTTGTTAACTTCCGGTGAAAGCTGTCCAAGGATCTTTAGAAATGGTAACGCAAGATCTTCTTGAGTTATGTTACCCATTCCCATATTCGCATCTGCCTCTAAGTTAGATACGGCTAGTGCACCTGCACTAGTCTTTTTCATTAGCTGTTCTTTGCTCATTTTTCTTATTTCCTTGTTATTTTAGTTCTGTTTCCTGCGAACACGTTAAATAGGTCAGAGGGCATATCTTGTCCAGACTCGATACGCTCCCTAACCAATGCTTTAAGTGTCATAGGTTCAACCTTTAATTTCTGGACAGGTTGATACCCTTGACCTTGTGCAAGGTTGGCATATTCTGCCGCCTTGTTATCTTCGTTACGACCGAAGGAAACGGTTACCTCATTTTTAATAAGGTCGCCTAGGCCATTACTACGAAGCCAGTTAAATGCCTCTTCCTTTTTTGCTACAGGAATAGAAGCACCGTAGACGGGTTTAACTTCTACAGCTGACCCATCTGCTAATTTTAAAGTAGATAAATTCATCTCTTGCATCATCGTTGGGATGACCTCGCCTGATAAATGATCTACTTCTTTCTTGAGTTTTTTAACTTGTTCTTCTGCAGCTTTGAGATCAGTTTCTTTTGCTTGAAGCTTTACACATTGTGCAGATAAAGATTTAGCGTCATTAACATTTGCCAACGACTCTAACTTGTCTTCCTCGAGATTTATCATTTTAGTTTCTCCTTTCGTAGGTTGTTATATAATGAATTAATATCCTATGTCAAGAGTTTTCTTCAATCTCGCCTTTCTCGTATAGATTGATTTCTATGGGATAATACATTTTCTCTTGACGATCCCATTTTAAAAGGTTGAATCGTCCATTGGTAAGATCTGAAACAATAGAACAAGCTGCACCTATGATAGCTGGATCTCCTGTCAATAATAAATAGTCTGTGGGTTTATAGTTTTTTAATAATTTTCTTAATTTATATACTAAAGGTCCCGGCGATAATATGATTTGTGAGTTTTCGGGCAACAGTGTTACTATTTTACCATAGCGGCTAGCTCCCATAATATTGAATTTTGGAGCTCCCATCCTAGTCCCAGGTAATTCTTGTATTACGTAGACTACTGTAGATACACCTTTATTCATAGGTGTGTTTATTGAACTTAACATTTCATAACCTTTCTTGACTAGTTATAATAACTATTGTATAAGATTGCAAGAAAGAAAAATGAATTATAAATTTAAAACAAAGCCTTATGGGCATCAGCTTGAGGCATTAGAAATGTCTTGGAATAAAGAAGTATTTGCGTACTTTATGGAGATGGGTACGGGTAAATCAAAGGTACTTCTTGATAATATAGCTATGCTTTATGATAAGGGTAAGATTAATGGTGCATTATTAATTGCACCAAAAGGTGTGTATAAAAATTGGTTTGACAGCGAAATACCAACACATTTAGCTGATCACATAGACCATAATACAGTGTTATGGAAAGCCACACAAAGTCAGAAACAAAAATTATTATTAGATAGTTTATTTAAAACTGGAGAGGATCTACATATTTTAGTTATGAACGTAGAAGCATTTAGTACGTCTAAAGGTGTAGAGTTCGCAGCTAAATTTTTAAGATCACATAATACTTTAATGGCAATAGACGAATCAACAACTATTAAAAACCCTGATGCAAAGAGAACTAAAAACATAGTTAAACTGGGAGAACAATCTAAATATAGAAGAATACTTACAGGATCTCCTGTAACTAAATCGCCACTTGATTTATACAAACAATGTGAGTTCCTTGATCCTTGGTTATTAGGCCACTCATCTTATTACACATTTAGAACTAGATACGCTAAAATGGCTACAGCTAACTTTGGTGGTAGATCTGTGCAAATTGTAGTGGGGTATAAGAACTTAGAAGAACTGTCAGAGAAACTAAAACCTTTTTCTTATCGTATATTAAAAGAAGATTGTTTAGATTTACCAGCCTATACTTATCAAAAAAGAATTATACAGCTTACACCCGAACAACAAAAATTATACGATCAAATGAAAAGAATGGCTTTAGCTATTAAAGATGGAGAAACGATGAGCACAGCTACAGCTTTGGTGCAGCTCATGAGATTACAACAAATTACCTGTGGACATTTTAAATCTGATACGGGAGAAGTAACAGAGATCAAAAATGATAGAGTCAACGCTTTAATACAAGTGTTAGATGAAGCACAAGGTAAGGTAGTAATATGGGCACATTGGAGGAACGATATAGAAACAATCGTTAAACATATTAAAAAAGCGTTTGGGGATAAGTCGTATGTTACTTATTACGGCGATACATCTACAGACGATAGACAAAAAGCGATTAAGGAAATACAAGACCCTAATAGTGAAGTTAGATTTATTATTGGTACACCACAAACGGGTGGTTATGGTATTACACTTACGGAGGCTGATACGATGGTTTATTACTCTAATGGGTATGATCTTGAGAAAAGAACTCAATCGGAAGCTAGAATTAATCGTATAGGTCAAAAAAGAAAAATGACTTACATAGATATTATCTGTGAAAAAACGGTTGATGAAAAGATAGTAAAAGCTCTGCGTAAAAAAATTAATATAGCCTCTCAAATTATGGGCGAAGATTTAAAAGAGTGGATTTAATGCATAAACAAATTAAATAAACCTACTAACGTAAGTATTGTAGTAAACGCACCACCAACAATCCAATAAATTACAGTGTCTGTTTTTCTTTCTAATTTACTAAGATCTTGATGTAGATGATCTATTTGTTTTTTAAATCCAGTTACATATCCGTAAAGAGATACTAAATGTTCGCCAGTAGTTTTTGGTGGTTTTCCGTTAGGCATAATTAATAATCGTACGCAGGACCTCCCATATCAACTCCATAGTCTGTCCCTCCTACATCTCCTCCTGTGTCTTGTTCATAGTCAGCAAAATCAAACGTTGTTCCGCCTGGATAATCTCTATCTATTCTTGCTGTTTCTTCATCGATAACATTTTGATAGAAATCTAATTTTTGTTGTTGAAATGGTGTAAGATTCCCCTTAGCTGCTAATTGTGCGACTTTATCTTGAGCATAAACAGGATAGTTTCCAAACATAGAAACAGTGTTAATACCGTATGGATCTTGAACACCTAAATTACCAACTCTATTATCACCATAGGTAGAAACTAATTGTGGATTAGCACCCACTGAAAATTGTGATTGCATAAGTTTATCTCTTGGAGACATAGGACCAACTAAAGATCCTAGTCCAGTTGCTATTGTTCCAACCAAAGGTATACCGGTAACTGCTTTACCAACTAAATCAATACCTGTTCTTAAAGGATTAAAAAAATCACTTTGATATATCTCTTCTAATCCTTGTATTGGTTTAATCATTATCTACCAAAAATCCCTCCTGGAAAAAATTGTTGAAATACACCTGGCTGTCTTACTTGTGCAGATTGTTGAACTACTTGTCCACTTACAGGTGTTCCTATTTGAGAATCTTGTGGTAACTCAACGGCTTGTTCAATACCTGTGCCTCTTCCTAATTCTATGTCATCAAAAATTCTTGTGCTTGTTGTAGCAGGTGAAATAAATAAGTTTAATAAATTTTCAAAATAAGGTCTGTCAATAAGTTTAGTATTGTTCATACTTGTTCTTAAAATATCCATTTGAGATGTTAAATTATTAATTTGTATCTGTTGCTCTACAGCGGCAATTGGATCTTCAGATCTTATTCTCTCAATCAAAGCGTTAAATCTTTCCTCACTGTAACCTGGAGCTCTAAAAAATCCATTCATTAATTCGTTAGTTTGTTTTTTATTTTTTAATCTTTTTTCTAAAACATTTCTAATCTGATTACCAGGAACGTTCATAGTTCTAGCATCCTTAATTACTTGATGCATTAAAGATTGATTTTCATAACTATCAATTAAAAAGTTTTTGTACGCAGCTAGTTTTTGTTCTGAAGTTGTCGTTGCACTATACGCATCTCTTGCAAACTTTGCACCTAAATCTCTTTGATCTTTACCAAAGGATGTAATAATGAAAGGCATGCTTACTAATGGTTTAGCTTCCTCTACTCTTAAACCCGTAAGTAATGCTGCTGCTTCCGTTTTAGAATCATACATAGTACCATAATCGGTAAAGTCTTGAGTTACACCTTTCCAAACTCTTCTTGCACTTCTTGTTGCACCTGGTTCTAAAGATTTAAATATATGTGCTAAACTAGCATCTATTTTTTCTAAAGTATCGTCAGTATCAAAATAAACTTTTCTTCCTTCTCTTGTTTCTCCACCTCTTCCTAATATTGGAGATATATCTATCAATGCTTCAGCACCAATTGATTCACTAATGAATGGTTGTAAAAATTCAGATAATGCTCCAGGATTACCTGTGCCTCCAGGACCCGTATCTCCAAACAAAGCTTGAAAAGCAATTCGCTCTTTAGATTCTTTCGTAAGTGTTCCATCAGCGTAAGCATTAAGAATTGCATTAACAGGTCTTACTAAAGAGTCATAAGGATTAGTGTATGAAAAATTAAAATATTTAAATTGTCCTTTAGCATCAGGAGATGTTAACGGAATCAAAGTAGAGTTTTTCTGATACTCAGGACCAAAAGATCTTTGGAAAGCATCCATTGTTTCTTGATCTACACCTGTTAAACCTTCAGCAGTTTCTTGAATAATTTTACCTACACCACCAAATACAGCGGCTGTTCCTAATAATCTTCTTGCACCCATCTGTCTAATAAATGGATTTGTACTTGTTAGTTCTCTTGCACCAATTGTAAGTAGATGTCCACCTGTTCTTAATATTTCTGCAGGAAAAGCTATGAAGTTACCAAGTGGTAAGTTACGAATGACTTTTATAATCTCAGGAACTTTACTATAGGTAGGTATTGTGTTCGTAACTAAATAAGCTGAAGCATCTTTTAATAATTCATCAGCATTCATGTAACCACCTGAAAATAAATCGGGTCTTAATGCATTACCGGCACTGTCAAATACAGGACCTGTTTTTGCTACGGTTGTAAACCACTCGTTTAAGTTTTCTTTTAACGCAGCATCTTGTGATAAATTTTTAGGATTAAATTTAAATGCTGTGCCTAATGCATCTTGATAAAAATCATCAGCGTAGATTTTCCAAACGTTATCGCCACCTTGATATAAGTCAAAAGCTTTTTTAACTATGGGGTTATTCATTAAACCAGACATGGATAGTTTACCGTCTTTGGCTCTATTTAAAATATTTTTAATTTCATTAACCTCTATGTTTTGATCAACAACACCTCTTCTAATTCTATCTGACATTTGTCGTGCAACTTCTTCAACTTTAATTCTTCGACCTCCCGCTCTTGGAAATAAATCATCAGCTAATAATTTAAATGCTGTACCCAAACTTACTTTGCCTCCTATTAGTCCACTAGCTAACGCAAAGAAAGAAGCTGTAGATACGTTTCTTATTTGTGTCATTGGTGAGAAAACTGTTTTACCTATTTGACCTGCAGCTTTTACAGACATAAGAGCTTTATAAAGTGGTAGAGAATACAAAGTTGATAATTGATTATCTACACCTCTAATAGCTTGTGCAATTTCAGGTGTTGTTAATAAACCATCCACTCCTCCATCTAAACTTTTTCCTGAAGTAAACAAAGGACTTTGAAACATTTCATTGTATTGACCATAGCTTGGCTTAACATGCACTAAATTATCTGTGTTTTTTCCTAACGCAACAGCTTGTGTTGGAGATTTAAAAAACAAACCTGATCTTAATCCTGTTTCTGCAAGTTGATCAAAAAATCTTTTTTTATAAATCTGTTGTCCCATTTGCATAAAAGTATCGGTAACGGCAGCTCGATAGTCTTGAGCGGGTTCTAAGAAAGCCTTGGTTACAGGTGAAAAGTCATCTCCCATTTGTTTTGTAATAAGATTTCTTACATCTTCACCAGCTTGTAAAACTCTTTCTTGTTTTGTAATAACCTTACCTGTTTCATCTTTAACTATATTACCTGCCTCATCACGTAAGGCTGTTGTGGGTATTCTAAACGTTTTAGCTATTTGATTAAATACAGTATCAGGAGCTCTGTTACTTTGTATTAAAGACTTTTGAACTTGTTTCATTTGTGCATCTGCAAACTCTTCTAAAGCTTGTGATTCAGATATACCTTTTAATTTAGCTAAATCTTTTACTTCTTCTTGTAAATCTGCATTCTTTTTAATTATATTATTAATATAAAAATTCTTTGCTCCCTTAATTTTTGTAGGATCAAACTTATAGGCTTCGTTTTTCATAGCAGAGTATACTTGTTTTAAATACACATCTCCGTTGGTCATGATTTGAGTTCCAAACTCCCTTACAGCCTTAAGAGGAGACTGTTGTAAAAGCTGACCATATTCTCTACCAAGTGTTCTAAGTGAGTCTTTTATTTCTTTAGCTGGTCCGTGAACCTCTTTTGGTAATCGACTTAGTAATGTAGCTTCATCTAATTCGCCTGCTTTTATTTGTGCGGGGTTTAATTTTTTAGGGGCTTGTAAATATTGAAACATAGTCTGAGAATTTTTATCTCTCATCACATCATCAACAGCAGTTATAGGTTTAATATTAGTATTTTTAAAATATTCAGGTACTTTTATTGTATAATTATTAGCAATGTCTTTAAACTTAGCGTCAACATCATCCATTAATCTAATAAATTTTTTCTCATCAGCTTGTCTTATATTTTCAGATGTACGTAACAATCCTCCTACTTCTGGCCCCATAACTCCATCCGACTCAAACATTTTTTTTATATAATATATTTTATTTCTTAACCTATCTCTTAAAGGTGCATTTTTGTTTGCAGATAAATCTTTCCAATCATCAAATTTACCTGTGCCTAATTTTTCTCCTAGTTTAGTTAATCCTTTATCTATCTTTTCACCCACAAATCGTGTAGCAGTCCCTGCTGTCTCCGTACCAAATAATTTTCCTACAGGATTAAAGACGGTAAAATCTAATGCTCTTAGTGCTTGACCACCTACATAACCTACAGGCTTGGCTGCCATTAAACCAAACTTAACTCCTAGTGTTCCAGCAACAGGTAATGCTGCTGTAATACCACCACCTAATACTGCACCCTCTGCTCCAAATTTTATTTTTTCTTTAAAGTCTTCAACAACTCTTTCTCTACCTCTAAGTCTATCCCCTTTATAATCTTCTCCATAACCAAGAGTTTCAGATAAAGTTTTCATGTCACCAGGAGTAGAAACTGCAAAATCAGTTATACCTCCAATGCTTCCATAAAATCCTGCTCTCTTTGCTAACTCGGCTCCTTTACCACTTAAGCTAGGGATAGAAGAAAGTTTCTTCATTTGACTAGCTTTGTTTAATTTCATTAAACCATTAGCTATTTTTATTGCACCTGTTGCGGGCACACCAAATTGCACGATAACAGAAGTTATATCTCCAAGTGCTGTATCAGTTTGAATCGTTGGCCATATTTCGTCAATCTTATTTAAAAGATCTGTATTACCAATATAATCAATAGGCATTGCACCCAATTGTAAAAGACCTTTGGTTGCTTGACTTAAACCTTTTGCTACACCAACAGGAAGGTCTGTTGCATAATCTAAGAAGGATCTTTCTCTTGGTGATTCTAGTGAAGGACCCGAGCCAAAAAATTGAAATGTATTTTCTTCAGCCATGTCTCTCCTATGTGTTTGCCGGTAATACTAAGTTGACTCCGTATTTTAAATTAAATGAATCTACATCGCCTTGTGTTCTGATGTATGCAAAGTCTTGCATTGCTTCTTGGCTTTTAGAAATAAGTTGAATTACATCATCAGTAATTTCTTTTGGTAGTCTGTTTCTTAGTTCTGCATAATCCATTTTTCTTACAGGTGCTGTGGGTGTTTCAGGTCCCTCAGTTATTGTTTCTTTTACTGTTTCTTCCATCTCGACTGCTCCACTCATATCACTTTTTGGAGTCCCCTGTGCTCTTTTAACTCTACCACCCATAGCAAATTTACTTGGGTCGACACCTTCAATGTTAGCTTTTATAATTAGTTCATTAAAGTCTTCGACAAATTCAGGGTATGCCTTTGCCTGAATATTATATTGAGCCTTTAATTGTTCAATTAATTCATCTCTATCTTTACCTTTTTTCTTACTTTTAATTCCTATAAGTGAAGTGTTAAGTTGTTGTAAAGCGTTACTCTTAGCGGTTCTCATTTGTATTGAATCTGATTTACCTAATACTGATATGGCGTCTGATAAATTTTTTAATTTAGCTTCTGCTCTAGATTTTTCTGCTGTTGAAGAATTAGGATCATTAATTATTCTTTTAAGGGCTCTTGCTTCCTCAACGTATTTTTCATTTGCTGTTTGTTTACCTGCAGCTATCTCAGCCATTTTAATTTTGTTAACAGCATCATAAGCTATCTCAGCAATTCTACCTTTTTGTTTTTTCTTAGCACCCATAATACTTAATAATTGTTTATTAAGAGCACTTGCTTTGTCAGCTATAGATCCAGGTGTGCCGATAGCATCTGATAAAGCAATAGCTACTTCACCTTTGTAATCTGTTTTACCTAATAGTTTTTCTAATTTTTTAACTTCAGTATCATAAGCTGTTTCATAACTTTTTTCTCCTGATGATGCCGTTTTACCTTTTTTATTTGGAATGACTGCTTCTGAAATTTCTTTTAATTGTTCAGAGTAAGTTTTTCTTGGACGTTCTTCTCCTTCAAATCCATCCTTATCAGATCCTTCTGTTTCAGTTTCTGTTCTTGATTCTATTATTTCATCCACGTTTTGTCTTCCAATTTCAGGTTGAAGATCTTCTTGAGTAAGAACTCCAAACTCTGTTTCATAAGGATTAGATACAGGATCTAATAACTCTCCTCTTTTTCTAGCTTCGTTTAATTGTGACATCATGTATGCTTGAGAACCTAGAATTGCAGCCGTCGCTGTAGCAGGGTTTACTACGACTGGAGCTAAAGCTCTTACTGTGCCCGCTGCCCTCATTATTCCTGAAGGGTTTCTAAATTTATTAGCAAATTGTTTTGCTTTATTTAAAATGTTTTGTCCTCGCATTTGACCTACTTCATACTGAGTCATAGATGGGGGAAAATTTTGCAAAGGCACTGTTCTAGTTCCTATAGTTGTAGGTTTTGGATTAGCGCCACCTAAATTAACAAATCTTGGATTTCCGTTAGCAAAGCCAGTTCTTAAAGAAGCTATGCCTGCGTTACCACCACGTCTAAAAGAAGGTCTTTTTAAAATCATTAATTACCTCCAAAGATACTGCCTAGACCATAAGCAGTTAATCCTGTTTGAAGAGCTTGTGATAATGGTCCAACTCCACCACCTGCACCTGGTTGCGTAGTTTGTGTAGATATTGGTATGCCACCTGCTTGTGATGCTAATCCTGTACCTAAAACATTTAATCTACTGATAGGTTCTTGATAAGCAAGCTGTGCTCTTTGTTGTGCTGCATCTAATAAAGCTTGATTAAATCCTAAACTAGCTGTACCCGCACCACCTAATTGTTGAACGTTAGCTGCAACCAAAGATGGTTGTAAAGATGCCAAACCTCTTTGTTGATCAAAAGCTTGACCCGCTAATTGTTGTGCTTGACTAAAACCTTGTTGTAATAATTGTGCTTGTAATGCTGCTCTGTTTCTATCTGAACCCGCTTGATATTCTGCTAAGGCAACACCCTCTCTACCACCACCAAACGCTCCCGCACCAATTGCTTGTGCTTGAATAGAAGGTATACCTTTTTGTGCTTGAACATCAAACTCTGCTAATGTTGTATCAATAACTTGTTGTTGATACGGAGACATAAAAGCTTGAAAAGCTTGTGGGCCTGAGTACGCCGCAGCTTGATCTAAGAAAGGCTGAAAGCCAGCAACTCCTGTGCCAGTTCCCACACCCGTTAATTGTCCTTCAGGTCCAAACGTTAATTGACCAAGACCAGCTTGAGTAGCTGCAGCTTGTTGAGCTTGTTGTGTTAAAACATTTTGACTAGCAACCTGTGGACCTAATTCAGCTAATGTAGGGACACCGGCTGTGCCTGGTGCTCTACCCACTTGTTGAGTTAATAGATCTATGTAATTTTCTTGAGCTGCTTCTAAAAAAGGTGCTCGTCTACTAAGTGTTTCGTATGTTGTTGCCATTATGCTTTACCTACCTGTTCTGCTTGTTTCATTACGTTGTATAACTTTTCTGAGCCTTTTTCAACACTGCCCCCACCTATGCCTCTGACAGCGTCGGCTGTTAATACAAATTCATTTTTAGATAACATCGCTGGGACATCATCAGCTTTTTCTTTTACTCCTATTGGAACAAAACCACCAGTAGCTCTCATATCTAATTCTTTAACTCCAGCTTTGTTTGTTCTAACCGGTATTTCATTTACAGATCCTACATCTCCTCCTTTAGAAAAACCTTTTATCTTTAAAAATTCTTTTAACATTGTAGCATCTTTAGGAAACTTACTTGGATTATTTAATATTCTATAAAGTTGAGGCATTGTAAAAGATCTGTCTGCTCCACCTAATTTAGCTAAGTGTTTAAATAAGAAAGATTTTTCTAATCTAGTAAATGCCAAAGGTAAGCCACCACCGCCTCCCATTTTTAATTCATCGAGTCCCCCTTGCAAAGGATCTATTTGTTTAACAGCTGATTCAATGCCTTGGCCGTATTTCTTTTTACCACCCGATCCTGACATTAAACCTATTCTACCACCGTCAGCTTCTAACTCTCTTAATATTTCTTGTAGTAAATCTGCTTCTTCTTTTTCTTTATCAAACTTTATAAAGATTGTTGACTCAGGTGAAACAGGTTCACCAGCTTCTGCTACACCAGGTTCAATGTCCGTAATTTCATTTACCATTTCAGGATATTTTCTAACATTCTCTTCTAAAGCTATCATATCAATACCACCGTTTTCAAAACCTATTCTTCCACCTTCTTTTTTACCTGCAAAGAAATTAGTTAAATAACTTGCATACTCAGCTTTCTTTTCAGCTTTTTGATCTTCATCATATTGAGCTTCTGTGTAATCCGTGACGCCTGCTTCATTAGCAATTGCTTTTGCTTCAGCAAAAGATAATGCAAAAGCTGCTGTTCCTAAAACCATTGGTTTATCTAATTGACCATCTTTCATAAATACTGCTTTACCAACTTTTTTAAAAGCATCTAGAACTTCACCACCTGCACCTGCATAGTCTTGATTTTGAACTTTGTTAACAAGACTTGATACAAAATTTGGATCTTTGGTTATAGTCTCTGCTTTAATAACATCTATAGTTGGACCTACGTTACTTGCTGTCTCGTACACGTTAGGAAGCATATCTCCATACTCAGGAGAAATTATGTTACCCGTATCTGTTGTTCCTCTTTGTAAATTAATGTCGGCCATTGATTCTCTAAATGTTTTAGGTCCTGTTTCAGCTACTTCTGAAATTTCTGCAATCTCTGTGTTTGGCATTCTACGATCAGCGAAGAATTTACCTAAACCTGTGTCTGTACCGATAGGACTTGAGAATGATGTAAAGTTACCTAATACATCTCCTTGAAAAGGATTACCTTGAAAGCCTGCACCACCAATGTATCTAGCTGCTTGACCACCTCCGTAAGTCAATGCACCTCTTTTTAATGCATCACTTAAACTTCCTGATTGATCAAAGGAACCTATGCCTGCCATTCCTGCGGCTAGAGCCGGGTTAAACGGTGCAACAAAGGGAGCTGCCGTCGTGGCTACTTTAGAAACTTCATTAGGTATAATTTTACGTACAAATCGTTTAAGTTTACTACCTAAACCAAAGTTTTGTCTTGGAGAAATATTAGTTATTCCTCCTCTATTTTGTAATTGTCTACTTATTTGTGATCTTGATATAGCCATAATTTCCGTTAATTTTATTGTTAGGCAGGCTTAGAATCCTGTAATATATGACTTTATTTGATTTTCTTCACAGGGTCAACTGTTTTAAGATCTGTTAGTTCATCCCAAAAACGCCCACAATACTGATGATCTCCTACATGGGTAATGTAATCTAAGACGTAAAGATAAGTTTTACCACCCATTTCTAGCCATCTTTGACAAAAACCAAAGTCTTCTCCAAAGTATCTTTTAGTTTTAGGGTCATGTAAACACTCAAATAAGTTATACATATTAGGCTTTTTAGTTTCTTTACCGTTAATAAAAGTAGGTTGATAGATCTCTAACTCGGGATGAGCCTTTATCATCTTCTCTATAACTTCTCTTTTAATTAACATACATCCTGTTGGAGCGTGGGTAACTTCTACTAATCCCTCTTCTACATTAAACTTCTTAGGATCTTTCATTTTTATAGGAAAAGTAAAACCTAATTTAGACATATGATCAGAATTTTTAGCCCCATGTTTTTGAAGCTTTCTAAACATTTTATCCCAATCTAAAAATTTCATAGGATAAGGGCAAGCTATAATATCCTTATCTTTTTCTAACATCGTAAAGATAGTTGTGTGTTGGAAATCAATATCTGAATCTATAAATAAAAGATGAGTGTAATTATCTTTGTGACTTATAAAATCAGCCACACATAGATTTCTTCCTTGTTGAACTAATGATGATTTAAGTAAAGTAAAACTAACAACAATATTTTTCATAATACAAGCTTGTTGAAATTTAAGCATAGATTGAACATAGTGAATACTTGCTCCACTGTGCATTGGTGTACATACCATAATTTTATATTTAGGGTTTACCATCGTTGGTCTATTAGTTAGGTCTATAGTTTCAACACCTTCACCAAACCATATAGGTTCATTATTTTCCATTTGTTAATCCTTCCAATGTTCGTTTCCAGTTAAGAGCTTGTTTAGACCAATCATAATACTTTCTTGCGTATTGTGACTGTAACATTAAATGTTCATGTAAAGAAGGGTCAGATAATGTAGGCACTACCGCATCAATAGCGTAAGCAAATTTTTGAGACAAAGCTCTGTAGTTATTATCATAAGGAATATACAAGGCATATTCTGCACACGTTTCATAGAGAGCTCCAAGGTCCGTGAGCATACAGTATAAACCCGCAGCCATTGATTCAATGGCAGAGATGCACGAAGTCTCTTCCCATATACTTGGATAAACAAACATATGATAATCTTGTAAATGTTCTTTAATATAACTATTAGGTTTATAACCTATGTAATTTACATTTTTTAATTGTTTAGCTTGTTCATACAAACCTTGATATTGAGGATCATTTTTTTCTGCAAATGCTTTTCCATATACCTCACAGCTTGAATAGACATCTAACGTCACATCACTTTTTACAAGTTGCATAGCACCAAGCAACACAGATAATCCTCGCCACGGTGTGCAGTGATGAATAAGTTTTATAGGTTCTCCTTTTTGATATGGTTTTCTTATAGGTATTTCATCAATACCATTTTTAATTACAGTGCATCTATCTAAAGGCATTTTAAATTTTTTACGAAACTGTTCAAAATTCCAATGTGAATTAAACACATATAAATCATATTTTAAGGTATTCTTGGGATCGTTGAACCAGGGGAAAATGTTTGGTTGATCCCAAGAATTTTTTTGCCATAAGACATTCGGTTTAGTTGGATGTAATGGAATTTTTTCAGGCACAGAGGTTGTTATCTGTACTTTATCTAATAATTTTTTATCAACGTATTTAGATAGGTATTCTAATTGTAGTTCAGTCCCACCTTTAGGATTTTGATTTATCATTCTGTTGTTGCATTACTTTCTGTATTATTTCTAATCCTTTCGGATCTACCTTTACTGTACAGTCTTTTACAATATCGGGTCCTTCTTTCTCTTCTTTAAAAACTTCTCCTGTTTTCTTGTTACGCCAAGTATAAACAGTTTCGCATTTAATTTTGGTTATATTATCCGTTTTCATTCTCTCTGTTTATTAAAGCATAACTTATCAGGCCTTGAATTGTATTACTTCCTGTAGCTGCTTGTACAGTTATAGCATCACCTGCTTCTAAATTCAAGCCTTGAGGTGAAGCATTTACTTGTGACTTAGCGCCTACTTCGTCTCGAAAAAATTCGTATTCGGTGCTGGAGTCTGATGAGTCAACAAAATTCATTTGTACTAGAACTCCTGATGACGCATCATTATTTGCACAATAGATACTTTTAACTATAATTGTTCCATCTGTAGGGCAAGTAAGAACAGTAGTCTTGCCTGTGCTAGCTTGTTTGAAACCTTGGTTTTTATATCTAATTGTCATGATAAAAAGTAATTGAAAGTATCTTGTTCATTTTTTAAATCTTGTTGAAAAGAAAAATTAAGTTGTTGTTTCAATGTTGTCAAGGACTCCACAATCTGTCTTTGATTCTGTGGATTGTAATCTTCTGAAGGTTCAGGTATGTAAATAGTTATTTTAGCCATTATGTTCTTTTCTTATCTACTCTTTTAATTTTACCTTTATTTTTTGAAGCGTAAAAAACTTGTTCTCCTTTTTTCTTACCGTATTGTTTTTTCATAGACTTCATAATTTTTTTACCTTTAGGTGTTAGTGGCATAATTATCTCCTTCCATCGGGTTGTGCGTCGAGTCTAAGAGAACCATATCTCCAAGTTTCTCCAACGTCTTCATTTTCTATTTTTACACTAAGCAATCTGCCTCTTGCTCTAGTGTCTATTTTCTTTGTAGTACTTGTGACTGTAAATGGTCCCAACGGCGAAACAGTTTGAGTTTCAGAAGGGAAGTCACTTATAAACAATGAAATTTTTGAGTTACCTACAATTTGTTTATAATCAGGAATAAATCTTCGCATAGACATCATAAATTCTCCGTCATCAATATCAAAGTCAGAGGATCTAATAAACGCAGCTATGGCGCTCGTGCCTGTGCTGTTAACTTGATCGGGTTGAGTCTTCTCGTGACAATAATAAACAGTTGCTCCGTAAGTATCAGTAATTCCAGATATAGGAAACAACGGAGTATCAGACGGATCATTGGTTCCGCTTTGACCTTTAGCTACGTAGTTAGTTGCATAAGGTTCTGTGAAAACATCTGCATCTTGATACGTTGTTCTATCTAAAGATCCAGTGTACCAACTCGCTTCACCGTAATTATAAGTAACAACTCGATCTACTTGTAGAGATCCTGCTTTAGGATAGAACCAACTAACTTCTGTATATAAACTATTGTGTCCTGCGTAAACGATTTCACTTGCATCAAAATTTAAACCTAAGTTTCCGTCTCCTGTGGTAAATACAAAATCTTCAACTAAGCAAGGTAATTGTTTTACGGTACCGTCGTATTGAAAGAAACTACCTGATGTGCCCATCCAATAAACGGCTCCTTGTGCAAAAGCCGCAGCATGTTGCCCAAGACAACCACAGTTGGTTCCTACTTGTCTAATACTAAACGTAAAAGGTGGACCAACAAATTGTGCTACGTAGGCAGCTTGATCAGTTAATATTAAAATATAATCTTTACCTTGTACAGCAGCTACAATCTTATTACCTTTATCTAATTGAAAAGTTCCAGCTGTGTTTGTAGATGTGGGTGCATATACTGATGTAGACTCTTGATCTGAAAATCTAATAAACATAGGATCTTGAGTTGCAGTGTTACCAATAGTTGTTTCAGTCCCTAGATGAAATAGATGTCTGTCAGTTTCTGATACGATAGTTAATCTTGAAGCTGTTGGTGCTCCTGTCATTATAGTTGCTCTGTTGGTTCGTGGATTAACGGCTCCTGCATCCCACGTAAAAGATTTACCGTTAGCAATAGTAGCTACCAAAGTTTCTCCAAAATTATCAAGAGACCAATTACCTGGTTCTAGAGTTACGTTAGATGTTGTTCTTGCAGTTCCCCACGTAGAATCTCCCCATAAATAAGTTCCCCATCCATATCCTAATGTTTGAGCGGTAGGTCCTACCTCAACGTACGGAGTTACGGTTACAGATCCACCAGCACTCATTCCTGTTCCGTTATTCTCTGTCGTTGTAACACCAGCAGCAGGATTAGTTAAACTAATTGTAAAAGAGTTAGTCGTAGTTGTTAAAACTTCAAAAGGGTGAGCAGTAAAATCATCTGCTGTTAAAGTTGTGTTGGCTCCCATCGACACAGAGCTTAAAACAATGTATCGACCTGGTTCTAATCCGTGACTAGTAAAATTAATTGTTACCGTGGCTGCAGCAGCAGCTGAAGTGGTAAAAGTTCCTGTGCCTGATAAAGCACTATCTAGTGGACTAATGTCATAGAAAGCTCCACCATAATATAAAAACAAACCTTGAGACGTTCCTATGGCAGCATACCTTTCTCCAGCTAAAGAAGTAAAAGCGTGTTGAGCTCTTGCTACACCTGGGAGAGTATGTTGATCATTAGTTAATTGTTGCCATCCTCCAATCTTTTCAGGTATACCATATCTAAATCTAACAAAATCTCCATCAATCCACTTGCCTGGAGATGCTGCGGGAGTCCCTTGTTTATCAAAGCCTGGTTGGAATCTTACTTTTTTTAATGCCATAATTTTTAATTATAATGAATTTTCTCTAAAAATCTACCTTATTAAATCATCCTTGGTCCATGGCAAAATAAGGTTAAAGTCTTCCTCACACCTTTCGTAACAGGAGTTACCCTATGATTTATGTGAGATTTAAAGACAATCAAGGAACCTGGAGCACATTGTTTAACAACATAAGGATCTCCCGGCCAAAGCCAAAATTCTCCTCCTTCATAACTATCAGATAAATTAGCTATGACTGTAAGTTTACAATCATAAATTTCACTTTTAGAAGAATCATAATGCCAATCATATTTAGCTTTTGTTTTACTGTCATAGATATTTAAAAGCATAAAATCAGAATGATCAAAGGGCTTAATATGGTAACCGAAATTTTTTAAATTAATATCGTAGATACTATGCTCCATTTCGCCTACAATATCTTTTATTTTTTTCCAACCGATAACTAAAGTTTTTGTTTTCTTCTTATCTTGACCTTCATTAGTTTTAGCAGCCTTACCTTCTTTTTCAACAAAGTCATAATTGTTCTCAATAGTCTTACATATTTGCTTTCTATGTTCGGGGCTAAAATAATCGTTTATATACCAACAATCCATATTAATCTTTCTCCACAAGTATAGTCCACTCTAACTCCAAAACCAAGTCTTTTACATATACTTTTTTCTTGTTCTCTTTTTTAACATATTGATGAAGTTCTTCTATGTCAAAAATAAGCCATCGTTTATCCTCTTCAATAACCATCTTTTCAGCTTGTGAATTAAAACTTCCACTCTGAGCTGGTGTTCCATCTGGTAGTTTTATCATTTCTCTAACATCAAATCTGTAAAAAGCATTTTTTCCTTTTAATATGCCAGCAATATTCCAAGAAGCTTTTTGTTTAGGATACTCTATGGCTTGTAAATATTTTGAAAATCTATCAACTATATCACTCACTATAAAATCTTACGAGGTTCTTTATAAACAAAACCTTCTTTTTGATATTTAATTAAATTTTTTGTAAAAGGATAAATCTTATCTCCTTCATATAAACCATATTTATCTTTTTTCCATTCATACATACTAACTTTTTTATTTCCTTTAGGATCAGTTGTAATAAATTTATTACTTATTTCCCAAGCTTTTATGTTAAAAGTTTTTCCATCCCACTTAGAAATATTACCACAATTAATCATAACACCTTTAAGTGTTGGTTGAAGATTTACATCAATATAAAACTTATAACTAAATGCTAGTTTTTTAATAGTGTATAAAATTTTATAAGCCATTAAAGATGGCTTGCCTATCAACACTAAGTCAACATCCCACGATACCCAATCTTCTAGAACTCCACCACAAACATATAAATCATAATTCAGAAAACTAATTTTATTTTGTTTTTGTAAACTTTCTAGTTCTCTAACAAAAGCTTGAAATAAGGGATGACGTATTCCACCTATAGCTAACCAATTTTTACTAGAAAAAGTACCATAACACACAGATCCTTTCCAAAACTCAGTTCTATAGTGATCTTTGATATTCATTATAAATTTAATTCTGATAGACCTTCTCTGCTTCCAATATTTCCTTTTACAAAAGTATTAAAAGCTAAACTAATTCTAAGATTATTATCTTGTTTAGTTTGAACTGAGTGATTTAGATAAGAAGGGAACAATAATATATCTCCTGATTTAACAGGTATCCACCAAGTAAGAGAGTTCCAAGTATTGTATTTATTTGTTTCAAAATTAATTTGAGAGTATTTATTTTTATGAAAAATAATTTTATCGTGAGCTTCCTCTGCTTTTACATATAGAACACCAGACACGATTGAGTTAGGATGTTCGTGAGAATGATGATGTTCGCCTTTAACATTATAGTTCAACCATGATTGTGTAATATATGGAGTAATTTTATTATAGGTTGCAAAAATATTTTTATAATATTTATGTGATTCTTTTGTTAAATCATCTTTTAATTGCTTCAAAGGTTTTTCATTTAATACATAAGAATTAATTGTTTTAGAATTGCCTTCATCCTTTTTCAAATTATTTTTTTGTTTATCAAAAAATAAAATTTCTTTTTTAGTAAAATTTCTGTTTAAAGAAGTTTGATACACTGCTGTGGGGAATAACGAGTGAACTATGTCTTTCATACTTATAATAAATTTTTATATTTTTTTAATTTTATGTGTCTAGGAAAACCTATGGAAGGTCTTTGATCATATATAAGATGTTCATTTGTTCCATTAATTTCTACGTAATGAAGAAAAATTTGTGTACAATAATTATTTTTTAATATCTCTCTGCCATGAGCTAAATCTGCTCCTTTATAAAGCAACAGATCTCCCGCTTCTAATTTAATTTCAATTTTCTTTTTATTAGAAATTAAATAAATAGGCCACATACCTCCAGATATATTTAACGTTGCTGATATTTCACAACTTGGTCTATCTATGTGTTTTGGTAACACAGCTCCTTTGTCGTAAATTCGCAAATAAGAATAGGTTGGAAAAAGTTTTTTGTTAGTTTTCTTTTCAATCATAGGTCTTAAATTATTTAAGATAATTTCAGAACCATAATCTCCATAACAAGAATAGTGTCCTTTTGCTAAAGAGTCATGCCATACACCATACCAACTGTTTGTTTCCAACATTTTATTTTCATAAAAGTTAGCTACTACATGTCTTTTTAAAAAAATACATTGATTAACAAATGCAGCTAATTCTTTTGATATAGCGTTTCTTACAACTAAATATTTATTTTTTTTAAAACTCACTTATTTCATTAACTCCTTGTTGGCAAAAAGAATAATAACCAGTTATAATACTTCTTTCTTTTTTTAAATCAGGTTGACCTTTGTGTGTATGTGTAAAATAAGCAGGGAAAATACATACTCTACCCACTTTACTTTCTATTGTTTGTTTATCTCTATAAAATTCAGTGCCACATTTGTGTGAGGTTAAATAAATTTGTACACTTAATACTCTATATGGAGTTGTTAAACTTACCTCTGAATGATAATTTTTAAAACTTTGTCCTTTTTTAAAAAGCTTGTATCTTAATGTGTCTAAAGTCCATTGTGAAGAAGTCATATTTACTTCAGGATAAATTTTAACGTACAGTTTAATTAATTTTTCAAGTTTTTCTAAAAAATTAAATTCTTGAATTACAATATCATTATAAAAATAATCTAATATCTTATTTGATTTTAAATTTTTTTTATAAGTTTTTATAAGTTTATTACATTCTTTTGAAGAAAGAACATTATCTTTTACTAATATAAAATTAGAACTCACTTGAATTGAGGCCCTGTAATCCAGCCAACTAAAGAATATCTGTGTCCTTTAGTAACGGGTGTCACTTCATGTAAAGTATAACTAGGAAAAGCTAAAAGTTTTCCTTGCTCTTTAGGTAAACAAGTTGGATCGCCACCAGTGTGTAATTTTAAATCGCCACCTTCGTATGTATCTGGGTCGGATAACAACAAAGACATTGATAATTTTCTAACTGGTCCTTTGTACCAAGTATCAATGTGCTTTGTATAAAAATTATCGGGTGCTTTATAATACGTAAATTGTAGGCCTTCAATAAAACCAAATAAATCAAATTGATGAAACTCGTTGTTTAATCCTGTTACTATATCTGTCAATCTTCTAAAAATCCAATCAGTTTCGGCACTTGGCCACATCCAATTAATCTTAGACAACCTAGCTTTTGGTTCCACTCCGTTTCGAACTGCACCATCTACCATTGCAAATTGTTTACCTAATTTAATTATTTTTTTACACTCTTCTTTTGAAAATGCGTTGGAGTAATAAGAAAAAGACTCGATGGAATCAGGTTTAAATGGCCATGATGATGGACCATGTTTAATGCTTTGTTTCTTCTTTTCTTTCTTTTTCATTCTGTTAATTTAACATTAAGTTAAATTGAATACAACGTATATTACTCTATTTTATCCCAAACTTGATTTGCTTCATTCCACACATGTAATGTGCCATCTTCAGGATATGCAACTGGTGCTTGCCAATCACTATTATCATCTAACGTCCAAGATGGATATGGCTGTCTTGAAATAAATATGTCTTTAGCTTCATCATAAGTATCATCTACGCCAGCAAATTGTTTTCTAAAATTACTATTGTAAGAAGTTTGAACCCATTTAGTATCTTGACCATATAGTGATTTACAGAAAGCAATACCAACAGCTTCGTCTTCGTTACCACTATCGTTTTTGATAGAGTCATTGTTAACAACTATAACTGTTTTAACTTTGTTATTATCATCTAATTGAGCGAAATGTGCCATTATGCTGTGTAACTCCCTGACCCATTAAATTGCATTATTGTATCTGAACCTGATGTTGAAACTGTTGGAGATCCCGTTGTAACTCCTGAATAATCAGCTGTTGCAACTTTAATAGCAACCACTCCTGATCCTCCATTTCCAATTGTGCTACCGCCTGGACCGTCAGTATATCCTTGACCGCCGCCACCGCCGCCGGTATTTGCAGTTCCATTTTGTGCTCCTGGAGGTTTTCCAGTGGATCCTCCACCGCCGCCGCCAGAGCCGCCCGAACCTGCTGAAGCTGCTGGTCCAGAACCTGCTGGGTTTCTAGAGCCGCCGCCACCGCCGCCGCCGAGAGTCGTGCCTAAAATAGCTACAGTTGCTCCTGCTCCTCCGGCACCAGAGTTACTACTAGAGTTATTTCCTACGGCACCAAATCCGCCGCCGCCTCCAGCTGTTGATTGAGCTGATACACCAGAACCTGAAGGTCCTGCTTGAATTCCACCATTGTTTCCTTCTGAAGGAGAAAAACTTCCAAGATTACCTTGTCCTGCTGCAGCATGAAATTGGTTAAAAGCGTTTCCACCACCTGATCCTCCAGGGGCTGCTGCGTACCCACCATATGGATCTGTTGGAGTTGGATATTGAGGGTTACTTGTAGATATGTTGGCTCCAGCCCCTCCGCCAGAAGATGAAAAACTTATGCCTGTTCCAATAATAGAACTAACAACTCCTTGATTACCACCACTAGAGTTAACTCCACCAGCACCTACTGTGACTGTGTAAGTTTTTCCAGCAGTTAGTTCTTGAGCTGTATCACTTCGAATCCCGCCAGCCCCTCCGCCGCCGCCGATTCCGCCGCTCCCTCCGGAGCCGCCACCAGAAACAACCATGAAGTCTGCGTTATATTTTCTTGCGCCTTGTCTTTGACCAAAACCTGATGCTGATCCAGCACCTCTTGAAGCTATAATTGGCATCTTTCTTTATCCTCCTAGTTTTACGCGAACTGTGTTTGAGCTGCGAACGCTGTAAAAGCAGCATCGCCAGTTTTAATTACAGTGTACGTGTAAATATCAACAGAGTTAGCGTTACCAGCTGTTGGCGCAGCACCGCCTTGCCATTCTGGAGTTACGCTTGATCCATCGATTGTAAAAGCGTTATTGTAATAAGGAGTGCCTGTATTTGTTGTTAAGAAAGCAAAAGTTACAGACTCGCCTGTATCCATAATATTATTTAAAGAGTTTGATCCATCACCTCTAACATTAACTGTAAAGTTACCTGCTGAAGCAGATGTGTGGTAAAGAACAGCTTGTGTAATTAAATCATAGTTTACTGTTCCAGTTGTACCCGTTGCAGCGATAGTTACTTTTTCTGCTAGTTGCTGAATTTTACCAGCTCCTAAAGTTACTCTTCCAATTCCTTTTGGACTTATAGTTAAGTCGATGTTTGAATCGCCACCTGTTGCAGATACGCTTGGACTGTTACTTGTCGCTGCGTTAGTAACTGATATTTCGTTAACTGCTGAACCCGTTGTAGCAAATTTAATTTGCTCATTTCCGTTTTCATCATTAATTGATTTTGTATTATCGATGATAATATTTTGACCGTTAGTATCTAAGTCAGCTGAAAGTTGTGGCGAGAAGTCTGAAGATAATTCTGTGAAAGCTGTATCTACAATGTCAGTACCATCACCATAGACCATTTTAGTTCCTTTGTCAGCTGCAGCCCATACTACTCCAGATCCTGAAGTTGTTTTGACTGTTACTGAGTAAGCGCCTGAAGTGGCATTGTCTACGATGTAAACTTTTTCTACTACAGGAACAACTACGTTAACGTTTGTTGTAATAGTTCCAGTTAATTTTAATACTGCATTTTTACCATTAGAAACCGCACCATTTGAAACTGTTAATGTTGCTCCAGTCGTAGCATTAAGTGCAACAGCTTCAAAACCAGCGATTGCTTGTTCTACGATTAATAAGTTTGTATTTGTAATTTGTCCCCACGTTCCCGAGTTTTCACCGGTTGCTTGGACTGTAAGTTTCAAAAAACTTGATGTTGAATTCGCCATAATTTTTTACTCCGATTTGTTATTTTTATTAAATTTAAGCTGCGGTGTCAACCTCTCTCCACGTAGCGGTTGTGCCGGTATCAACGGTTTCCCAGATTAAAGCATTAAGCGATCCAGTAGACATTGTCAAGTTATTTCCTGTTAAACTTACTGTCCCCGTTCCTTCTAAACTTACACTACCGAGAGTGCTTGTCAAGGTAATTCCTGAAGGAGAAGCGATAGTATTTGGTGTTCCTGGAGCAGTTCCAAGGGTCATTGTCATGCTTATTCCAGAAGGAGCTACTTGTATCGAATCAGATACTCCACCCCAGTCTAAAGCACCCCATGTAGATCTACCCCAACCAGCGTTAATTTCACTAGATATTCCTACATCTGCAACAGTAGGTGTTAAATTAAATCCTACTAAATCAGCTTTATCATTTCCATCATTATTCCATAAACCTTGACCCCATTCTTTTCTACCCCAACCAACATTAACTTCAGCATCTGTTGTTACAGAGCCAAGAGTCATAGGTAAAGAGAAGCTTCCTGTAACTAATGTTCCAGGTATACCCCAACCTAATCTACCCCATTGTTGTCTGCCCCAACCGGTATTAACTTCGTTTGTTATAGATACTGAACCTAAAGTTGCGGATAAACTAAATGTGCCTACAGCACCTGCTTCGTTTGGAGATCCCCAAGTTTGAGCTCCCCATTCAGTTCTGCCCCAACCGGTATTAACTTCACCTGAAGAACCTTCGTTTCCTAAACTTAAACTTAAAGGGAATCCTGTGACTTGAACATCTAATACAGTTTCATTTAATCCCCATGGTTCATTACCCCATTCAGCTCTGCCCCATCCTGTATTAACTTGAGTTCCAATAGTTACAGATCCAAGGCTTGAAGACATTTGAATACCAGTTGGTAAAACAGTTCCAAAAACTCCCCATGATCCTGTATTCCAAGCATCTCTACCCCATCCTGTATTTATTTCTGATCCAATAGTTACACTTCCTAGAGAAGCTGACATTCCTATGCCATTTGGAAAAGCATCAGTATTTGTAGCTGCACCCCACTGATCGGCTCCCCAAGTTCTTCTACCCCAACCAGCGTTTACTTCAGCGTCAGTAGTAACGCTTTGTAAACTTAAACTTAATGGAAATCCTGTTACTTGAGGAGCAGCATTATCTTGATCGCCCCACTGTCCTGTACTCCAACTTAATGATGACCATCCATCGTTAACAATATCAACCTCTCCTCCCATTCTGAGGCCGTGATAAAAACAATAATAATAAAAATCGGTTGCGCTTGCAGGAGTAATTTCTACGTATCGAGTTGTTGCTGAATTAAAAGATCCGCTAGCGTAAGAAGAATAAGGGACCGTTGATCCATCTAAATTATAAACAACCCCTGTTTCTATTCTTCCTGAGTTAGGATTAGAGGAATCAGTAGTAAATAATAATGGATGGCCATCGTTTGTGGCATCGTCTTGATTAAATCTTAAAGTAGCACCTTGTGTCCACGTAATATCTAAATCACGAACACCGTCTAAATAATAAACGCTACCTGTGCCCGTGCCTGACGGATATAGAGTTCCGGAAGCGACCGTGACTGTGTAAGTTTTATCCGCCATAGGAGGTTCCTCCTATTATCCGGATATTCTTAATATCGCTGCTGAAGTTGTAAATGCTGGAAACTGAATAGTAAACGTTCCTGATGTTGCAGTTTTATCACCACCAAAATCTAAAACTACTACGGCATCAGTTGTACCTGAACCTGCTCCCATAGTTGTGTTGTAGATTAATGCACCTCTTGCTGTAAGAGTTACACCTGTGAAAGATAAATCAGCAAAGTCAGTTATCGCTACGCCAGAAGCTACTGATGTTCCTGTGTTGACTAACGCTTTCCCACCTTGAGTGTAAGTCCCTGTGTTAGAAACTTGGTTTCCTGTACTATCACCTGGGTAAGTTGTCGTTGAAGAATTTAAAGTAGCGGAACTTGTGTAAAGCGCTAATTTATAAGTGTCACCACCGGTTTGTTTGAAACTGTGGTCTCCATCTAAAAGTTCTTTTTTAAAACTGTTACATACTGCTTGCGTTATTGCCATAAAAACTCCTTATTGTTTTCCAATTCGAGGAACACCACTTTGATATTCGTCTCGTCTTCGTCTCCCCATTTGCTCGATTGAGAATCCTTTGACTGCCTCAACGTATTTTTTATCATAATGTTGTAACATGTCAAGCGGACCTTTCAAGAATCCGTATGCCTCTACTAGGCAAGCATACAATAAGCCATTGGGAAATTTTTCGCTTAAGTATGTAGTAGCATTTGTACTAGATAATCCTTGAGGTTTCAAGATATAATTTAACTGAATTGTGTATGTAGCATTAGGGACCGGGGCAAAAACTAAATGGCTCTCATCCCAATAGCTATAGTATTTCGGTACACCTGTTGCATCAGATTTGTTATATTCTGCCATAAAATTAGTATCTCTATAGTCTAAAAAGTCTCTTTCAGTGCCTGCTCCTACACCACTAGAATCTACAATTTGAGCAGATCTGACAATTAAAAGGTCAGATGGATTTTGTACATATCTTTGATCAACGGTCAACAATGCTGTCGCATAAAATCTATTATTATCAGAGTCTACGTCTCTAAGCAGTCTAAATTCAGCGTCTTGAATAAAACCATTTAAAATAGTGTCAGTAAAAACATTACTGTCAACCTCTGTATAATCTTTAATTTTTGTTTTTAATTCATCGTATGTCATGCTCTTACATTAACAGGTCCTACTAAAACTTCAAGACCTCCTCCATTATCGGTTGATGTTGCGTTAGATTTTAAATTAAATTTAAAGCTGTTTGTTTGAGTTAACGTAGCTGGTTGACCAGTATAAGGAACAGATGTTTCAATCATAGTAATTTTATAGCTTCCAAAAACTTTAGCTCCACTGTCATGAGATCTAGCCGTGGTATTAGGAGGCACAACTCCTCTAAATGGTGCAGCTGTTCCTCTAATGCATCCAGTTAAATCATTTCCTGAAACTCCTGTATACTGAATAGTTTCATCTTCGATTTTACCCGCATCGATTGTTCCATCTTGAGCGTGAACTTTTTCAATAACAACAAATCCTGAAGTTGGAAAGATAGTGGCATCAGTTAAAGTAATTGTATTAGCGGTTGTTGTGATATCTCCATTTAAAGTTGTTCCTAATTCAAGAGTATTTGTTGTAACTCCTCCAATAGGATTTTTAACATTTTGAAATCTTACAGCGTCATCCGTCAACATAGTGCTGTTAGTTTGAGCAACAGTAACGAGAGTTGAAGATCCAATTGTTGTAAAAGGATTATTATCTAAAAAATCTACAGTTGCAGGTTCAACTCTTGCGGGTCTTGGATGAGGTAAACCTTGAGGATCTGCTGTATAAGGTTTTGGATCTAATTGAGGTTGTTTAGGTTCAAACTCAGAAGTATGAACTCTAGCACCATTCCATTCTCTTACCATTTCTCGATAAGGAAAAGCTAACCCTGATCGATCAGAAATAAATAATGCATATTTTCCTTTTGATAAATTACTCATAATTAAGTTGTTGGGTAGTAAGTCTTAGGAGAAATATATGTGCTCGTAGACGAACCATCTTCTTCTAAAGCTCTACTCAACTCATCCTCATATAATAGTTTTAAGTTTTGTGTTTTTTCAGGTGCATATTTTAAACTTAAGTAATAAGCTAATCCTGCACACATACATGGAACGAATCTGTAAGGAACATTCGTTGCGTTTGTATACGCTCCTGAATCTTGTATTCTTTGTTCATACCAAAAATTAATTACATTTCCGTTTTCAGTAGAACCTGGTGTTAAATATAATCTTATAATAATTCTATCAATTAATCTTTGAACATAATATTGTGATGGCTGACCTGTTGAAGTTTTATTTGATAAAGCTTGATACTGAGATCTAGATATTTTTTCTAGAGGTGCATCAACATTAGATGAATTTCTATAAGACATTTCTAAAATCTCTGCTGCTCCGTTTACAAAATTAGTTACAGCAGCTCCATTGCTGTGAGTGGCCGCTGTGGTTCCGTTTACTCCTCTCGTAACTCCTGTAAGTTCTAAACTACTAAATCCTGTGTAGCTGATATTTTCAGAACCAACATTAATCGTGCCTGAAGTAGGCATTCCAGTTTTTGAAGCTAACGTAATTCCTGTAGTTTGTGAGTCTGTAGTTATGGCTGCGGATAATGTAGTAGTAACTCCGTTTGAATTACCGTCGCCCGTGGATCTAAACAAAACATATTCGCTAGTTCCATTTACCAAAGTGATATTTGTGTTTGCTACTTCCCAATAGTGAAGACCTCTATTTCCCCATTCAGAAAATAGAATATTAAGAGATCTTCGAGCAGTTTTTAAATTATAACCACTCATATCGAATTGTCCTATTCGATTATAAGACTCTTCGATTATCTCATCTATATAAAATGTTTTCTCAAAAACATTAGTGCCCGAAGTAGTATTTGGCATTGTTTAGCCTCCTACGTGTTATTTCCGCCACTATGAAATATAGAGCAAACAGTTACGTGTTCTGTTACAAACGCCACTGTCAAATCTGAAGTAAATAGAATTGGCTGTGGAAAATTAATTACTAAAGGTGTTGCGCCTGAAGCTGTGCCTGTAGTTTTGTATTTAAATTTTACAGTTCCTGAAGAACCACCATCTTTTAAATGAAAGTCTCCTGAAACTCCTGTTGTATTTAATACAACACCATAAGCTCTTGCTCTTCCTGCAACAACAGTTTTATTCTCAGTAGTTACGTTTGTGTTCGCTATATCAACTTGGTACATATTTTCTCCTTATTGGTGTGGGTGAGTATTGAGATCAAAAAGTCTCAAAGTTTCCCACCCACGATATTACATTACGCTAAGTCTAGAGTTTCTGTAAAGGACATTCCAATGAATGTCACTGTTATATCAGCTCCTGTTAGACCTGGATCTGCCATTGTTACTCTGATTTCATCAGGTGTTAATGGAATTCCAGCTGTTGTACCTGAACCGCCCGAACCAATTCCTGCTACGCCATTGCAAGCAAAAATTTGAGCAGTGCCTGCAGCTGAAGTTGCTACCACAGCACCATCTACGTATGCATTAGGGTCACCCGCTGTTCCAACATCTGTAATGTTTCCACCAGTTGTTGTTACTGCGTTATTTCTAATGCAACAGTACATAGGTATAAAGTTTGATGGGAAGCCGATTGCTGCCTCATCACCTGTTGTTGCTCCGTTCGCTACAGTCACAGTAGCTTGGTAAGTTTTCATTACAAAGCCTGTTGTTGCGATACTGTTAATTAATAATGCACCAGCTTTTTTAGCAGCGTCAGCAGTTACTGAATTTCCACCTGTGCTTTGATGAAGATCAGCGTGCTTAGTTGCTACACCTGTTGATGCATCTTTTGTTATTGATTCGAATCCGTTCTCCGAACGTACCGGACCATTAAACGTTGTATTTGCCATAATTATATCCTCCTAGTTTTATCGAACGCAGTCTCTAGGCCGTCGACTATACTCGTCTACGTTCTGATTAATTGTATAGTAAGTTAGATATATATTAGATTTTTATGAAGTGCAAGAGAGCCTTATAAGAAAGTACGATTTCAGCGATTGTAGCTTTTTCCTAAGTAGCTACTGAAACTTCGGGTGCAGCGTCGTCTATTTTATTAGTTAGACTAGCTATCTTAGCTTCCTCTAACTTAATTTGATTGACCACTTCTCTAATTTTTTGGTCAATCCTGACCATATCCAAAGTGTACCTTTGGTTGTCACGCTGATGCACTGCCCATTCTGTCTCTAGACCCCTCTTCTTCTTGTAAAGGTCTCTGACTTGTATTTGCATCTATGGTCTCCTCATAGGTTATCCATACTCTAGATGAATCACTAAATCCATCTTTATCCCACTTTACACTATTTTCTCCTAGTTTGTCAACTAGTGCATTTTCAAAGGCTTCGCTGTTGTCTTCAGATTGAAGATTAAAGTCAGCGTAATAGCCATATGCTCTGATTTGTACACGGAATAATTTCATGGTTGCTTTTTCTTTCTATCATAAAAAAAGGGGGCTTTACAGCCCCCTTTTAATTTAATTATTTAATGATTAAACGCCTGGTGTGCCGAAAATACCTCTAAAGTCAGATGCGCCAAATACGTATCTTTCTCTAGCTTTGTATCTTACGTTTCCAGTATCAAAGTCGCCTTCCATAGCTGTGGAAATTGGTGTTCTTACGAACATTTTCATTCCATTAGGTACGTCAGTGATAATGAAAAACGCATCAGGGTCAGTTAAGAAATTATTCACTCTATAACCTTGAGGAATCATTCCCATAGATCTGATTGCGTTAATGTCGTTATCAGCTGTAGCAACTCTACCTTCAGATTTCATCAATCTTTCAGCAGTGAATTGAAGCTGAGAAGGAATAATCATTTTTACTCCTTTAGCTGCAATTTTTAGACCTCTTTCGTCTGTCATCGCAGCGATCTCTATAAGAGAAGACTCCAATGAAGTTTCGTTTAAGTCTGCATTTGTTGCAAGTCTGTTTGATACAGTACCAGCGATCGTTGGGTGAGACGTGCTCATTAAAGCGTTTCCATCACCTGATGTGAAAGTAGTGAAACCATTAATTAACGGGTTCACAGCTTTAACTTGCTTCGTGTTTGCCATCGATCTTGCTAATGCTTTTGTATATCTAGACGATAGTCTGTCATACAAGTTGTCCTCGATTGCTTCTTCAGTAAGTGCGAAAGCAAGAGCCACTGTTTCCATTGTGTATCTTGCAGTGTAAGTCTCTTGAGCTGAGTCAAAAGTTACAGCTGAACCTTCCGGTTTTACTTGAGCATTCGCGAAACCTGATAACATAACTTCTTCTTCAAACGCTCTGTCTGAAGTTTCAGTCGCATAGATTTCAGCATGCTGATTTTCGTAACGTTTGTATTCCAAGCCGAACAGGGCGTTCAAACCTGGCTCTAGTTCTTTGACTAGTTGTCCTCGTGATATTGCCATTTTTTATCTCCTATTCAGTTATTATACGCCAGCTACTGCTGCTTTGTAGAAGTGCTCATTGATCGTAACAACGAAGTTAACGTTTGAAGTCGTTAAATCATTGCCATCTGGATTTTTGCTCACTCCCATTACTTTTAATTGATTCGTTACGGTGCTTGATGTTGAATCATCCAACTCCACTTTCGAAACATTGTTAGCTGAGTCTCCTGCTGTGTACAAGATATTGTACAATCTGAAGACATCAGTTTGCTCTGATGCGAGTGTGTTGTCTGATTGGATCTCAAACCTTTCGTACGGATCATCTGCCACAAAACCAACTATATCTGTAGCTGCATTGTTTGCGCTAAGATGGTTAGCAAATGTGGGCTTTGATGTGCTTGAATCAGTAAAGAAACAACCATTGAATGAACCAAGTAGTACATCCCCTGCTGCTGCCACGCCGATTGTTCCAGCGGCTAAAGCTTTAACAGGATCTTGAAAGAAGATAGCACTATTGTTCGTGTTATCTGTCTTGTACTCGGACAAACCTTGATTGTCATCATTCTGACCAACTTTTCCGATTGGTTTTAAACCAAACGCTGCGTCTTTGTTTGCCATGTTTTTTTCTCCTATTTAAGACCTATTTCTAGATCAGTTGTTTATTCGTTGGTTAGTTAGAAATAACTAAATAATTATTTCTTCGTACCACCGAGAACACGAGACTGCCTGTCAATATTGATAGGCATTCTTTTATCTTGGTCCTTTAAGAGATCGTTATCAACGGCTTCCATATTATCTCGCCCTTGTTTCTCATAGTACTCCATGTACTGCTTTGCGAACTCGTTCGGTATCCTAGCCAAAACTAGGCCACCTTGACCGATCACTCCCTTGTATTTACCAGTTTCATATTGGGCGTACGTAGATAGATCGATGTCTTTGTAGATTGGATCATCAGCTCTTACTAATTCATATCCCGACCTTAGTCTTTTATGAATGTTCTTAGTGTCATCAAATCCTAATGAAGACTCTCTAAGCCATCTATGTTGGTACCCTTCTGGTGCAGGGGGTGCATCTAATAAAGATGGTGGAGACCAAACTTTAGGTCTTTCTGTTTTAGACCTTGTCTGACTCGCACGGGAAGCTTGTTTATTATCATTTTCTGTTTTCATATGCCTATACCTCCTTCGTGATTTTTCGTTTTGATTTTGCATATTCATCAAGTGGCACACCTAATTTTTTAGCTATTGCTACCTCGGACGGCGTGAGTCTTTGGATTTTGCGACCTGTCTTTGGACTACGCGTTGCTGATGCAACGACCTGTGTAGGTTTACTGATCGTTTCGTTGACAGTAGTATTACCAAATTTGTGAGGGAATTCAAGTGCTATTCTTCTGTCGATCTCTGAATAGTACTCTTCAGGGTTTCCAACAGGGTCATAACCCTCTTCTTCTGTCAATATCCTGTGTATCACACGAGCTCCTTCAGTCATTACAAGGTCTTTATTGAACCATGTATTCTTAGAAGCCCACTCTTCTGCTCTAGGATCTCTAGATTGAGTAGGTTGTGTTTCTTGATTAGTTTGTTGTTTTACAGGTTCTGACTTCTTAACTGATCTATTTTTTATCTCAGTTAATCTTGCCTCCTCGTAACCTAGTTTCGAGATTTCAGCTTGTGCAACAACTTCAGCTTTCATATCGCCATCTTCCCTAGCTTTAGCTAGCTTGGCTACTGCAGCTTCCATACCTGACTTAATTCTATTTTCCATTTCAGAAACATAACCTGTGTCTAACTTGGTTAATCTAGATTTAAGTTTTTCTTGATCGGCTAAAACTGTTTGAGCATACGATGTAGCTTCATCTCTTTGTCTTTCAGCTTCTCGTAATTTTCTAGTAAGTTTTCCGATTCTTCTTTTTACTCCTTCGGAGTAATCATCTAAATCTTTCTTTTGTTCTTGTTTCTCGTCTACTTTTACTTCTTCTTTTTTCTCTTCACTTTGTTCTTGATTGTTCTCGTCAGTTCGAACATCCACATGCTCACTAGATTTCTCAGGTGTGTTATTGGACTCAACACTGTTTTCAGTACTTTCGACATTTTGCTCCTCTTTCTGTTCTTCTTTAATTTCGATATCGGCACCAGGTCCGCTAGTATCAATATCGACTGTTTTTTCTGCTTCTTGTTGCATAGACCTCTCCTATGTTAGTATTGATGATATATATCTTCAGGGTTTTCTATTGTGGCTAAAACTTCATCATCATTTAAAAGTCTAACCTCCCCGCCATCGATTTGTATTCTGGAACCCGCATATCGTGCGAAGATTACCCAGTCTCCTTTTTTGCACCAAGGACCTTCAGGAAATTTTTCCTTATCATAACAATTTGGTCCCATTGCTAGAACTAAACCACAAGTCGATGCAACTTGCTGTCGTTCTAAAGTAGATTCTGTGTGAATAATTCCACCTTTACTTTTTTCCTTCATTTTAAAAGGGAGAACTAATATTCTCCAACCTGTTGGTTGTGGTAATTTTGAGTGTTCCTTTTTTTCAATTGGAACTTTTTTAGTTTTAACGCCTACTAATCCTGTTTTAGGTGTTATTATTTTTGTTTCTGGTGTTCCCGAAACTGAGGACTGTACTTTTGTCATCTTTTGCTCCTTTGTTTAGCAGGTTGGATATTTCCCCTGTAATAAATTGGTAGGCGTGTGCCTGACCTAACATATATTTATACTTTTCCATGTTGTCAACCCCACCGCCAATCATGGCGTCGCCTATCTGTTGATATTGATCTTTTAATCTTTTTTGTAATTGTATTATTATTGTGCCTTCATCAAAATCAGCCATCGTATGCCTCCAATTGTTCAAGTTTTTCTTTTGCATGTCCAATCTTTCCTAATAGTTTATCTACCTCTTGCACATGTTGTGGATGTTCTCCAATACCTACAGAATTTTCTAAATAAATATTTATTGTAGCATCTGCTTCTGCAATATCAGCTTCGTATCTTGCACGAAGTGCATTTACTATTCCTACTTTACTCATGTTTTCCTTCCTTTCCTAATTGCTTCTTTACCTTTTTTAAATATGCTAGCCACCTTTGCCTTACCCATAACTTTGGCTCTCTGTTCACCAACCGTAAGGATCTGTATTTTCCTTGCGTATGGTTTACTGATTCGTTTAACTTTCGCCACAGTTTTACGAGCATCCGTCGGAGTTGCAAATTTAATTCGAACAGTATCTTTAGGATTCTCATCGGTATAAAGCCTCCTACCAGAACCTTTCGGTTTCTTACCTGTTCCTGTTTTTGGGTCTTTCATTTAGCACTTCCATCTTCTCCGTGCTTGTCTGATTCGTGAGTTAGGATCGTTTCTTGTTTTGGCTGATGATCTTCTTAGTTGTCCAAGAGATCTTGCGCAGTATGATTTTCTGCGTTTAGCAGCTTTCGATCCCGGCTTCACTTTACCAGTCACGGCTGTTTTTAGTTTTGAACCGGGATTTAATCTTCTATAGGCTTTGACACCGGCTCGAGTCATTCCTGCTCCAGACTTTGTGGGTCTAAAGTTTTTCTTATTTCTTGGAGGATTAGTTCCTTTAGCAAAACCTTCACGAGGCATAATCTTATCCCCATAGTAAGATCTTAAACTTGGATTAGATACTTTAACGCCACCTAAGTCACCTTTGATGTAACTTCCAATGTATGGTTGCATTTTCATATTAATCCTCCTAAGTACGCACTTTTTCTTTTTGGTGCAAACGTAGCTGCTCTAGAAGGTTTAGGTCCAGTGTTAGCTACCGCTTGTTTTCTTCTTACGGCACCCGCACGTTGCCCTTTGGACATCGCTCTTGCTTTGGCAATGGGCACGCATTTTGGATAATTTTTTCTTTTTTCTCCACCACTGCGCCCACACTTCGGGTATGAGCCATCCGATCGCTTGTTTGCAATATCGACCCAATTCTCCTTTACCCATGCTCTTAATCCTTTTTTAGCCATTACACTAAGCTCATTTTAGTCATATCAATAAGTCCGCCATTAGCTGCTTTTTTTCTATTTTTCTTTTTGCCACCTGGTGTAACTTTACCAGAGCAAACAGCTGATGCGTACATATTTGCATAAGCGCTAGGATATACCTTAAACTTAGCTTTTGCTGCGGCTTTTCCTCTAGGACATAACTTTGCCATTTATTTTTTCCTCTTGTGTTTTACTTTGCCACCTTTTTTAGCAACTATTCTATTTGGATTGTAACCAAATTTTTTTGCTAACTCAGGTTTTTTCTTAGCTAATTTAGCCAAGCCTTTATTTTTACTTTTGCTTATTGGTTTCATATTATCTATTTATTTTTCCTTTTTTCTTCATCTTGCTACCGAACTTACCGTATGACTCATCTCTAGAAGCTTTTAATTGCTTCTTAGTTCTTTTCTTTTTGATTCTCATAGCGATAGACTCATCTTTTCTAGCTTTGTAGCCTTGTTTCTTCTTGCCTACTTTACCACCTTTTTTGTACATAGCACCACCTCTCATGCCCATGTCATCTTTGTAGTAACCAGATCTCATGTCTTTTCTAGCTGTAGACATTCCGCCACCTCTCATTGGTGTACGAGAGTTAGCAACTTGTTTGTTGAACCTTCTATTTGGCATTATTTTTTTCCTCCGTTTTTAAATATCTGTGTGCCCTTTATTCCAAATATACTCGCCACGACAAGGATCCACAGATTTGTAAACCATGACGGTAGTGTTGAAAAGTATTCGAAGAAAAGTTTTACTTTTTCCATCGCCGCCGGATCATCCGACATCACCGCCCACATCAACACAATGATGGGCGCTGAAATAATTACGAGAACAAATTCATCCTTATAGTCGTTTTGCCTCGCTTCTAAAAGTTTGCCTTGGTAAGCTTCCTCACCTCGAGCCATTTTTTCTGCGTGCATAAGTTGAGCGTCTGACATAGCCATTTTTGTCTTTTGACGATTGGCATATATCTTACTACCTGCTTGCAGAGCAATTTTTGCTAAACTAAACCAAGCCATATTAGTACCAAGTTGCAGTTTTGCTTTTATCTCTCAACATTCTCTTCGTGCCTCTTACTTGCACTTCTTCACCAACACCGATTTTGTTTTCAGGCGCATCTTGGTTAGTGATAATCTCGGATCTAGGATCTTTTTTTGTCTTCATTTCCTGAGATGCCAAGTTTTTTATTTTATCGAGTCTTTGCATATGTCCTCCTTAGTTAATACTACTTACTTTTTCTTAAAATTTCTACCAAAATCGTGAATTTTGCTTCTATTTGCCATTTCTTGCTTAGTTAAAGACGTGGCTGCACGTAATTCTGCTAATTCTTCGTTTTGTTGAAGCTTTTCGTCCTTGTTCATTTGATTCATCATCGCTTTCATACGATCAAGGTTAATTTTTTCTTGTGCTTGCTGTGCTTTTGTAAAGTCATCACGAGCTCTGATGTCTAATTCTCTAGATTTTAGCTTCGCAATAGGGTCATTTGCAAAATCACCAAGTAACATTTTCTCTTCTTTAGCAAAATCTTCAAACATTTCTGCAATTAAGATAGATTTTCTAGCTTCAATCTGCATATTTAAATTCATCATTTGTTGTTTCATCTCAGGATTCTGCATTGCAGCAGGATTTTGTGACATCATTTGTAATTGTCTAATTTGATCTTGGAATTCTATCTCAACTTGTTCTAATGCCATCAAAGAAATATGCTCAAAAATGTTTTTTTGCATAGCTCCTGTAACCAAAGGATTACCTCTAGCCATAGAAGTTGTCATAAAATTTAAATGAGCTGTAATATGTGCTTTATGGTCTTGACCTTTGAACGCTTGGAAAGGTTTACCTGATAAAGACATAATCGCTTCAACACTAGGATCCATTGGTTGAGGCTGTGGTTGTGGTTTTAAAATAAGATCTATGTTTTTAACTCCTAATGCTTCGTACATTGCACGATATGCATTGTATAAATTATGCATCTGTGGATTAGATTGTGCTAATTGTAACTCAGCTTGAGCCATAGATATTCTTTGAGTTTGAGAAA